AAAACCCAGAAGTTGAAGCCGCAGAGGAAGTAGCCGCACCTGCGGTTATTCAGGCTGCTGCTCCAATTCGCACCGCACCACGTAGCCCAATCGTAGACGGAACATCTTACCTAGAACACAGCATTAAGGCTGCTATGGGTAATGACGACAGCCGCCAGTACGTACGCGCTGCAGACGAAAGCACTACCACAAATACAGGTCTAACTTTAGCCCCGCATTTACAAGAATTCATTAGCACTTCAATCGGGGGACGGCCAACTATTGACGCCATTTCCCGCGGTGCTTTGCCAGCGTCCGGTATGAGCTTTACTATTCCTAAGCTAACCCAGGCGCCTACGGTTTCAGAAGTAGCAGAAGAAGGTAACCCATTCGGTACACCTATGACTTCTACCTTCCTAACCGTGGACGTAAACAAGTACGCCGGCGCGTCTATCATTAGCTGGGAGCTCATTGACAGGTCAAGTCCAGAATTTCTAAATGAGCTATTGCGCGAAATGAACATAGCCTACGCAAAGGCTACAGACGTAGCCGTAGTTTCTGCATTACTATCAGGCGGAACAGACGCCACAGCAGTAGCAGGTTCGGCAGACGGTTTGCAGTCTTTCATCTCGGTTGAAAGCGCCGCAGCTTACGCAGGTTCAGGCAACTTTGCACGTAACCTTGTAGCCAATACCACTAACTGGTCTGCAATTATGGGCTACCAGGACGGCGCAGACCGACCACTATACAACGCAGCCGCACCACAGAACACCCCTGGATTTACAGACGGTACTTCGTTGGTAGGCAACGTACTAGGCACGAACCTGTTCGTAGACCCACACATGGGCGCAGGCGGCGATGAGGGCATGATCTTACTAGCCCCAGAAGCTGCAACTTGGTACGAAAGCCCAGTACGCCAAGTACGTGTAGACGTCATTGGCTCTGGCCAAATTGAGGTAAGCGTATACGGTTACGGCGCTATCGCTGTAAAGAAGCCTTTGGGTATCCGCGTTTACCAGCAGAGCTAAACACCCAAATAATCGTAGGGGCGGTGCTGCCCTGTGCCGCCCCTACACCCCCACCCGAAAGGATTAACCAATGGCAATTATTAGTATTAGTGAGTTAAAGGCTGTACTTGGCATTGGTAACATCTATTCGGATACAATAGTCCAGCAAGTGGCCGACGCCGCTAGCGATATTATTTTAAGTTACTTAGAGTTTAACCGGTCTAACATTAACGCGGTAGAACTTACGGATAACGTAGCAACCTATTACACAGCCGAACCCCATGACTTTGTAGTAGGTTCGGCGCTCACGCTTACTAATTGCACACACCCTTTTAATGGCGCAAAAACAGTTACCGAACATAGACCAAATTATTTCAAGGCCGCGGTTACTCACGCAGACGTAGTAGCCAAACCATTACGCCCATACGGTCAAGCCGCTTTAACTTCACAGGCGACGCTATACGACACGAACGCTAGCGTACGCGAAGCGTGTTTAGCTCTAGCTGTGGATATTTGGGAAACCCGTCAAGGCACTATGGGGCAACAAGGCGTAGACTTTGCACCCGCACCTTATCGCCTGGGGCGCTCAATGCTGCAGCGGGTAATGGGTCTACTAGGTAAAGACGTAGACACAAACAGTTTGGTAGGCTAATGGCCGATTTAGTTAGCCTACGTAACACACTTGCCGCCGCTTTTAGCGCAGCCGGGCGGGTAGTTTATGCTTTCCCCCGGGAACAAATAACACCCCCTGCATTGGTACTTGTACCAGCTAGCCCGTACTTAACACCCGTAGGTATTGGCGGGGCGGGCAACCGTGTAAACGTACGCTTTGAGCTAACCGCCATAGTAGGCGCTGCAGATAACCAAGCGGCTTTAGCCAACATAGAAACCCTAGCTTTGTCCGTTTTCGATTTATTACCAAACGGTACGGGCATTATTAACGGCTGGACACAGCCACAAATTCAAGAAGTATCAGGCCAGCAAATGCTTACTAGCTCACTTACTATTGAGTTAGTAACAACAACATAACAACAACAAGAAAGGGTTAGCCCAGAATGGCAACTTATATTACAGGCAGGGACTTAACCCTACTTATCAACAGCGTGAACTACGAAGCCCAGGCGTCTACAGTTACCCTAACCGTAGAAACGAACCAGGCAGTACTTGAAGTACTAGACGGACGAGCTTACAAAACTATCGACCAGACCGCTACCCTATCTGTAGAAATGTTTGCAGACTGGGGCGCTGCTAGCTCTATTTGTGACGCCCTTTGGGACGCCACATTAGCCGCGCCAGATACCGGACTAAGTGCAAGTTTCGACGCGAACGGCAGTACTTTTACCTGCGACGTTTTTCCTAATTACCCACCAGTAGGCGGCGGTGCTGTAGATGTATTAACTACAAGCGTAGAGTTTGTAGTAGTCGAGGGTACAGTAGCCCGCGCATAACTAAGAGGACAGGGCAATAAATGAAATATGAAGTAACTACCCAACAGGGCAGCAAGTACGAAGTAAACGACGACAGCGCTTGGCTGTGGATTGAGTTAGAACGGGAAACCGGACTAACCATGCAACAGGCACACGCGAAAATGGCAGAGGGGTCTTTAGATGTTATTACCAGTCTTATTTATAAGGCGGCGGTAATGGATAAAAAGACAGAACTTAAAACACATAAAGCGTGGGTGTTACATGAGTTTGATACCTTTGACGTAGTGAGCGAAGACCCAAAAGCCACGGACGCGGAAGCGTCCAGCGGGACTTAATAGCGTTAGCCGTTAATACTGGCATACCGCTAGGGGACTTGTTTACGTGGTCACTTACAGACGTAGCAACGGCCTATGAACTAATAGCGGAAAGGAACGGGCGGTAATGGCAGAGAAGCAAACCATTAAGGTACGTATGGATATCACCCCAGAAATACGCGCCCTACTTAAAGCACTTAACGAAATGGATAATGAAAGCAAGAACGCGTTAAAAGAAAAAGTTAAGGGTATTGCGGCCTGGGTAGCCGAAGATATTAAACGCGCTGCAGCTACCGCGCCTATGCCTAAACAAGCTACACGGGTAGCGCAAACTACCAGGGCTAACAAAGATCGCGTACCTAGCGTTACCATTGGCGGGTCAAGGGTTAAGTTTAGTGGCGGCGCTGTGTCTGGCGACGTGCTTTACGGTTCGGAATTTGGTGCAGACCCAACAAGTATTAGCGGGAAGTTTCCTAACGGCGGGCGGCGCTTTCCATACCGTAGTCCCCAACGTGGACAAGGCAGCGAGGGTTACTGGATTTACCCAACACTACGAGCTAACCAGCCGCGCATTACCCGGGAATGGCACGAAGCCGTAGACGAAGTTTTAAGCAACTGGACTAAGGGGACTATTTAATGGCTACACAGAGAACCCTCAAGCTCAATTTACTTGCAGATGTAGACAAGTTTGGCAAAGGTCTAAACAAGGCAGGCGACGACGCTAAAGGTTTTAGTGGCAAGATTTCCAAATACGGAAAAGTGGCGGCTGGGGCTTTTGCGGGTCTGGCTGTAGCTGCAGGGGCAGCGGCTATAAAGATAGGTATAGACGGCGTAAAGGCTGCTATCGAAGATGAAGTAAGCCAAAAGAAACTAGCGACTACCTTAAAAAATGTTACTAAGGCGACAGACAAACAAATACAAAGCGCCGAAGAATACATAACTAAACAGCAACTTTCCTACGGTATTGCCGATACCAAACTACGGCCAGCATTAGAAATACTTATAAGGCGTACAGACGATTTAACTAAGGCGCAAGAGTTAAATAACCTTGCCATAGATATATCGGCGGCGACCGGCAAAGATTTAGAAACCGTGGCACAGGCGTTAGGGCGCGCATATGGGGGTAACCTATCTGCGTTAAAGAAGCTAGGCATACCGCTAGACGAAACTACAATAAAAACTAAAGACTTCCAGAAAGCCCAAAAAGAATTAACCGATACTTTCGGCGGTTCGGCGTATGAAAATACAAAGACCTACGAGGGACAGCTAAAAATTCTTAACGAGCGCTGGGGCGAACTTAAAGAGGGCATAGGCCAAAAGGCTATTCCAATACTTAAGGACTTACTAGAGCAGGTTAATTTAGTATCTATTGGCTTTAGCGGCGAAGATCAAAAAAAGGGTTTAAGTAATAAAGTTAAAGCGCTTTCCAATGAGCTAGACGGCAAGAGCGGGGGCATTAAATTAGGCGAAAGTTTGGCAACCTTAGCGGAAGCATTTAAGACTATGTTTAGCGCCTTATCAAGTCCTGACGGCGTTAAAAGTGCAGACGCATTGGAAAATATTGCAAATGCTGTAAACAATATTGCAACCGCTATTACAAACCTATCTAATGCTTATAAAAAAATTAAACCGATTTTAGATAAACTTCCGTCCAACATTATAAGAAACAAAGTCTGGGATTTTTTGACCAGCCCTCAAGGTAAAGCTGCCGGCGGTAGCGTTATGAAAAACCAAGCCTACCGTGTTGGCGAATTTGGCAGCGAGATTTTCGTACCGTCCGGTTCGGGTTCAATCCGTAAAGACCCAGGCGGGGGCGGCGGTACGGTCATTAACATTAACGGGATAGTAGACGCAGCTAGCGCCCGCCGAAGTATTGAGCGCTTACTACAAACCCAAAGCCGGGTAAGTGGTGCAATTAACCTAGCTGGGGCTATGGCGTGACGAATTTTACACCCGATATAAGGGTTATGTATTTACCGCCCAACAGCGACCACGGCAACGTAATGACCGAAGTTACGTCATGGGTTGATTATTCATTAAACATTTCACGCGGCGCGCCCGAATTTATTAGCGCCCCATACCCTGGTCAATGTACTTTAAGTTTATTATTTGACGAGAATATAGTGCCAGGTATTGAGCTGGGGTCATGGGTACAAATAGAAGTTATAAACGGCGCATTTGGTTACGAGGTTTTACACGCTGGAAACGTGACTAATAGAAGCTCAAGTTATAGAAGTTTTGGTATTGAGGGTTTCGTATTAGAGTGGGAATTTGCTATAACGTCGCCTATCTCATTACTGCAAAATACTAACTATTACGTAGACACTTATACCGAAAGTACAGCAGACGGCTTTGTCGCTTTTATAGCTGACGCAAGTACCGCATTTAACTGGTTTGCCTTGAACCGCAATTTAACTTGGGCAGCATATGGCGCGGATACTTGGGCGGAAGTGGATACAACTAGGTTATATGATTTTCCTGCAATTAACTACGGTCTTAGTTTTATAGATCAGGCACTAGATGAAGGCAGCCGAAACACTTGGAACGATTTTGTTACGCTTACTTACGGGGTTTACGGCTGGATTATTGAAAGACCATATGGTGAGTTAGATTTTTATTACGGCGACACACCTTTAACAAGTGATTTAACTTTTACTGCTGATATGCTAAGCCCGGAATTACTGGGCGGCGATAGGTTTGACACCCTACGTAACCAAATAACTATTACTAGGTTTGACGCGGTACAGACTACTTACTACGAAAACGAA